AGTGTATCCGTTCTCATCTAACCATCTCTCAGCTGCAACAGGACCAACTCCTTTGACTCCACTGAATCCATCTGTAGAATCTCCCATCAATGTCTGTACTAAATGAAAGTTGTCAGCTTCTTCCTCTGTTGGTTGGTGGTATTCTTGTCTGTTATAATCATAGAATATTCCTGGTACTCCTTTGAAGTCCTTGTCTATACTAACTATGATTCTCTTATCTTGTCTGTTAGGATACTCAGTAGCTAAGATACTTAATACATCATCAGCTTCTATGTTAGCCCAAAGCTGTGCGTTAAGTTCATTAATCATCCATTCCTTCATAGGCTTTAAGATGATAGGTAGTACTGACTTTCTTCTGTTAGACTTGTAGTCAGGGAATAGTTTCCTTCTGAAGTTAGCTCTGTCACTCAACGCTAGGACTACTTCGTCAGCTTTTAATAAGTCCTTGAATTGTTCTATTCTTCCTATTACTCTTTCCTTTGCAACAGTCATGTCAGCATGAACAGTCCAAAGCTCCTCTTCCCATTGTATATTTTCCTGTGCTATAATTGAAGATTCAAATGCTAAGACATCTGCATCAATTAGTATTGTTGTTTTACTCATAGAATATGCTCCAGTTGTTTTGGTATTTTTTATGTTTTGATTTACTGTTAGGTAATGTACTTAACTTTATAGTGAGTCCATGTATATTATCTCTAGGTATTAACCACCAAGTCTTCTCAGGTAGAACATAACATCCTACAACATCTATTGTATCACACATTGTAACTTTTCTTGTGTGTCCTGATCCACTGTTTATGCCGTAGGAATTAGCAGATGTCTTTTTACTTGTAGCTTTGATCTGTACTTTTAAAATACCTGCTGGACAAGTGACAATGAAGTCCCAAGGCATAGGTGTTGTTGGTATGTGAGGTTCAAAGTCTCTCTCTAAACATTCTGTTATGAACCTAGACTCAGCTATTGCTCCGATTCGTTGGGTATTTGAAGATGGCATAGGAAATCTTAGGTCAACTGTATCGTACAATTCTGCAACCTTCAAGTGCCAATCGTAATCTAGTGTGTCTCTGCCCATGACTGCCCAATCTTGTACTCACCATCCATAGGACAGTTAAGCTTCAAGTCTTTACCTGCTGCTTTGATTGCTTTGATTGCTAACTCTCCGTATGTCTCAGCAAGTTCAGGTTTAACTTCAGCTTGGAACTCATCGTGGATATTACCAACGAATGAATACTCCCTTCCGTGTTGCCATCCTAAAGTCTGTAACTTGTTGTGTAACTTTATAAGTGCAACCTTCATAACCACAGCACCAGCAGATTGAAGTAACATATTAAGTGCAGCGTGTTCTGATCTTACAGGTAATTCTCTACCATCCAATCCAAGTAAACTTGCAGAGCTTCTTACTTTCTCTTCTATCCTTTGCTTAAGTATCTTTAACGCAGGTAAGTTAGATAAGAACTTCTTCTTTAATATTGCACCTTCTCTTTGTGAACCTCCAACTATCTGTCCTATCTTAGCATCACCTGCACCGTAAAGGAATCCATAGATAAAAGTCTTTGCTTGATCTCTAGTCTCTAACTTAGCAGCTTGTTGATTAACTGTGTGGATGTCTCCTTCAAGGATAGCTTTAGTGTACTCACCTCCATCCCAATTAGCTAGGTAGTGTGCAAGCATTCTTAACTCAAGTCCACTAGCATCCACACCTACTAATACATTACCATTGAGTGGGATGAATAAACTTCTACACTCCTTTCCGTACTCAGCTCTTACTGCTGGTACTTGTGCTAGGTTAGGTTTGGAATGTGTACATCTCCCTGTGACTGCACCGTTTGTATTGACTCGTCCGTGAATCCTTTTATTCTTAACTAACTTAAGCCATCCATTCTCGCCCTCAGCCAATGCTCCTAGTCTTTTTACGACTAACAAATATTCGAGCAGAAGTTCGGCAGCTGGATGGTTTATCTTTTTAAGAGTAGGTTCATCAACCTTTATAGTTTTTCCGTCCTCACTAACAGGTATCTCATATCCAAGTTCTTCAAAGCGTTCCTTGATCTGCTTCCTGCTACCAGGATTGAACGGTATGATCTCCTCCTTTACATCCAGTGCTTTAGCTTTGTTAACTAAGTTCTGTACCATGCCTCTACTCTTGAGTATGCTTTTAAGTTCTACTTTGGTAGCTGCATTGATTACTTCAACTCCATCCATGTGTTCAATAGTTAAACTATATCCCTTTGGAGTCTTCATCTTTTTAACAGTAGGTTCAAATATAGCTTGCAGTTTATCTTGCAGCTTTGCTCTTAATTGAATCAGCTTTTGTTCTAATACTTCTGCTGCTGCTATATCAAACCCAAAGCCCCTGCTCTCTTGTAGTCTTATGATGTAAGCGAACCAATGTTCTATGTCTACCATCTTCTTACTAGGTAACTTGTTAATGAAGTATTCATACAAGGTCTTAGTAACTAGTACATCACGCTCACAATACTTCTTCATCTCCTCATTGTAATTGTCCCATGCGTCCTCGTTCTCTCCGTAAGTTAGCTTTAACAACTTACCCATCCTGTGTCCCCATGCTTTCAAGCTGTGACTACCTACTAACTTAGGATCAAAGTCCTTACGCTTGAAGTCTTCCTCTCTTAAGTCAGGATGAATACATCTGGACATTACTAATGTGTCCTGTACCTGCACTAATGGTGGATAGAAGTCATACAACTTAGACAATACAGGCAAGTCAAAGCCTATTATGTTATGTCCTACAATCTTGTCAGCTTTTGCTAACATCCTGCATCCCTCTTCTATACCATCGCCACTAAAGGTAATCATCTTCTGTGCTATTGGATCGTAGATTGATAAGCAATGTACAACTTCAAGGTCACTAAGATTAGTGAAGTCTTCAATGCCATTTGTTTCTATATCAAAGAATAGTATTTTCATATTATTAAAATGGTGCTTTGTCTTTAAATACATTCTCATCCTCAGTATACCTGCCACTGTCTTGTTCGTAGTACAATGTAGTAGCTAGTCCTGTCTCACCTGAGAATCTATTCTTAAGCACCCTTACTTTTGTTTCGTTATTGTTTTCTTTTTGTTGATTTCTCTCTAATCCTAGTACCATATCACTAAGTTGTGGTATAGAATGACTACCTCTAAGGTCTGATAATCTAGTGACTCCACCCTCTTCATGTCCTCCACCATTCGGTGGTCTTCTAAGGTGTGAGACTAGCACCATTCCACATCCAGTCTCTTCAACTAGGCTTCTAAGTTTTGTCATTGTATTATCTATTAACCTTCGTTCATCGTCACCTTCGATACCACTAACAACAATAGATAGATGGTCAAGGAATATCCACTTGCATCCTAATCCTTTGCATAGGTACTTGATCTTACTTAACAGATTGTCAGACTCAGTACTTCCGAAGTGGTCATAGGTATAGAACTTTCCATTACCTACTGTATCTTCAAATGCTTTACGAAGTTCTTCCTCCTTCAAGTCATTCTCTAAGTGTAATGGTTTGTTAACATGAATACCCATGATCCCAAGTGCAGTCCTTCTTACTGACTCCTCAAGTGCTATGTAGCCTACAGTCTGATCTAGTCCTAGGAGGTGGTGACAGACTTCACGACAGAACAGAGACTTTCCAATCCCTGAACCAGCACAAAGTGTCACCAACTCTCCCCTCCTAAGACCATGTGTCATCTCATTTAACGAAGCATAAGGATAAGGCTGACATTCAGATGTGTCTTCCTTTGTTACTGCCTCCCATATCTCTTCTCCTCCTACTATCCCATCAGGTCTGTACTCTCTTGCTTGCCAAAGGCAATTCACCAACTCCTCGCTACGCTTTGCTACTAACATATCATTAGCATCTTTAAGAGGTAACTCTGCGATGTGTGCTTTACCAGGTGTTAGCAGGGCTGCACATTGTGTAGCTCCACTCCTTCCTGGATCATCATTGTCAAAGCAGAAGATTACTTTCTCAAAGGATTCCAACCAATCAATAGCCTGACTAACATATTTCTTAGCTCCTCCTGCACCGTTAGGTACAGATACTACTGCCCACTTGTTACCGAATGCTTGGCTTACAGATAGTGCATCAATCTCACCTTCACACACTACCACTCTCCTTCCACCACTACTCCAAAGGTGCTGTCCATATAAGCCATACAGCTCACCCTTGATAGAAAAAGTTTTGTTTGAGAACCTAAGCTTCTGTGCTACAAGTGTTCCGTTCCTTGATTTATAGTTAGCTATGTGTACTGGTTCACCATTGTGTTCTCCAATATGATAGCCCCATTTCTGACATGTCTCTTTAGTTATATTTCTTCTAGCTATTTCTTGTGGTCTTCCATTTATAAAATTAGTTTCACTCACTTTGTTTATTTGTTTTCTTTCTTTTGTTTGTCTGCTTCTACTGTATGTATTGCAACTGAAACACATTGTGCTTCCGTCTGCGTTGACTCCGACAGCGTCACTCGATCCACATTTATTACATTGCTGATGCGTTCTTGTGAAAGCCATGACTTTGGTATTTGTTTGTGTGCATATAATATTCCTTTCTTCTCACACCATTGTGCGTAGGTAGTCTTGCTACCCTTACGAAGTTTGTTATAAGCATTCATAAACACTAACCTGACATCTAACTCAGGATGCTGTTCACGAATTAACAAGTGCTTTGATCTATCCTCACTGACCCATCTACCCTTGGTCTCAATGATGATTCCATTAGGTAGTATAAAGTCAGGAGTGTAGGTACTCAGTCTCTTGTACTCAATGACTAACGATTCGTAAGAGTAGCAGACCCCACACCTTTTAAGTTGGTTTGCTATTCTCTCTTCAAATCCAGACCTAAAAGTCTGCCTTGATGATGTCTTCTTCTTCCTCTTCGGCATCGAGTGCTCCTTCAAGTGATTCACCTCCGTTAACATAGCCGCCTTCAACCTCAGTAAAGCCAAAGCTTTCAGCTGCTTTATCACTCAGACCACCATCACCCAACTCAATTACTTGGACTGCTAACAAATCAAGGCTCATTCCAAAACCAGTTGATGCAACATACCAAAACCTAGGACGAACTGCTAACTTAACCTTTGATCCACCTCTTACCAATGTATCCTTTAATGGCTTACCTTTTGAATCATACAATGCAATAGACTTTGCAGGTCTTGGGTCTCCGTTCTTGTAAGCACCAGCTAATACATTCTTTAACTTTGCTTTTACTACCCAGTTACCATCATCATCTTCACGCACAGGTGGATCAGATAATTTTAGCTTTTTCTTTCCTAACTCCTCCAACTTAGCTTGGTATTCAGCATCAAATAAAGGTTGGAATTGTAAGTTCAAAGCAGCAGCTTCGTCCTTTGTTATTATTATGTCACAAGTAAACTCACCTTGGTCATTAAACCTAGTGTTAGGTGTGTTGACATGTGGATACTTTGCAGTACCAACTGGTGTTACTATCTGTGGATGTCTTGTTCTAGCTTTTATAGCCATTGTCTCTCTCCTTTTTATTATTATTAAGAGAACATGTAGAAGCAGTCGTTAATTGCTGACACATCTAATGTGCCAAGTTCAAAGCTGTCTGCAACTTCTGTGCTCTCGGTTTGTTTCAATAACTCACCCTTGAACTTTTCAGTGAGGTCTTGGTTAAAAATGTTTTTATATATCTCTCTTAAATCTCTGTGCATCTTCGGTGCGTTTGGGCTTTGAGTAGCAAAGCAGTCATGTATAGTTGAAACATCGTAGTCAGCTTTGCAAGCTAAAAAATGTACAACACTTGCATCTATGCTATGTATGTAGTTGGCAACCACTGCTTTAGCTTGCTTCTTAGGATCAACATTATCTTTATCCCTTCTGTAATTAAGAGTTGTCTTTTCCATTCCTAATACTGAATACAATCCAATCTGTACTGACTCATGTATGTGTTGTTGAATCTCTAGTCCGAATGGTGTCTCCCACTTTAAAGTATCGTTACATCCTAACACTACTGACTTGATCCACTTCATAAAATTTATGTGGTTTTCAAGTACAATATTTGTTTGCTTGTTAATCACAGTTGAAAGATAAAGGAGTGCTTCTAAGTATTCACTCTTGCTGAAAGGATTACTCCTTCCATTTCTAAGTTCACTTAAGAATACAGATTCAAGTTCAAAGGTACTTGTATATCCATTCATTCCGAAAGGCTTAGTCATAACTATCCTTTTACAATACTTCCTATCTATTCCCCACTTCAACCAGTCACCTGCTAGACTCTGTCTGTTCTTAGCTCTGTGTAAGTTTTTGTTAACCCTGTCAGCTATGTGCTGATATACATCTTGTGGTGGTAGATTAGGTACTAAGTTAGTTAGCTTGCCTATCTTTTCATCCTTTAATAACAAAGATAATATCTGTATTCCATTACAACTAGCATCCATCCTGCAAGGTAAGTGACTTAAGAATCCATATCCTTCCTTCTTGAAAGCTGCGTACTCAAAACAAAATGCAAGGAAAGCCCAAGGCTCGGATGCATCATGCCACAACTTATAATTATAAGGATCATTAGCTATTGTAATTATCTCTTTTGTATTCTGTTCTATCCAAGCAATACGATCCTCAAATGTACCCTTCCTTCCCCATACATTAGCTCCGTGTATCTTTAACCACCTAGCATCCTCTTCATTATTGATTGGTACACCATCGTAAAACTCAATGCAACTCCTTCCTAAGTCACAGCTCTGTGGACTAACAAAGGATGGCACAGTATATACCCTGCCTCTGTAATCAACTTGATATGGAAAGTAAAACTTTTCCTTCTTACTATATAGCTTTGCAACATACATTATACGCAGTGATCTAAGTCTCCTGCCACTTGTTTCTAAGTTCCAATCATGTACATATTTAGCTTCTCTTTTCCAAGCTTTGAATGCTTCAGGGTCTTTCTCTTTTAAGTTCTCAATGGGTTCAAGCAAAGGTAATAACTCACGCTTTTCCATAGACCCTACGGACACATCACCCTCCCATAACCTAAGCATCACTTCATATTGCTTCACATTCATTCTATATGCTACATTTTGAAGCTTGTTTAATGGTTCATATAACTTACTAAAGTCTCTGTTATCAATGTCGTAAGCATTCTTCATTATTGGAAGCATGGGAAGTCCATCGCTCAAGTATCCACCTCCGTAATTACCCTCCCACTTAACAGGTTCTTCAGAAGTAGCTAACCAAAAAGGACGGAGACATTCAGAGTTTTCATCGAACTGCTTTATCCATGCGTGTAGCTTAGGATTCGGTGCTATCTTTTTTATATACTTTCCATCACGGACTCGTACGCTTTTAAGCGAGAACAAATTAGTCTGCATCCTTATTATCTCGAACAACCAAGCACCAATCTTAGCCTTGTTCTTTTGAGTCCAGAGCTTAAAGCGTTCGTACCTTCCTTTAGAATGTAAGTTCTTTTCTCTAATCCAAAACTTGTCAACAAATCTTTGCCTTGATTTTACATTTTTCCTATCTCTCTGTAATAGCTTCCATGTATTGGTGTCCACATAGTCTTTAAAGTAACGGACTCGTACTTCATCCTCTATTGCCTTAGCTAATTCAAAAGATACATACGCAAAGGTCATGTCCTTACCATCCAGTAAATCCATAGCTCGTTTGATAGCTAGGAAAGCAACTACATCGGCATCTAAATCCCAAAGCAAAGGCAACCAGACTGGACAAGGTGATCCTTGCTCAGAACAATCATCAAAGAACTTACCTATTACCCTTGCTACATCTGCGTGCATTGAATCAGCTAACTTTTTATAGCTAGGATTTTCGGATAATAAATTGTTGTTTTCTCGTAATGCTTTAGCTTTGTTGTACCTGGCTTTGCCAAGGTGTACCATTAATGCTTCTTCGTTTTGCATTTCTTTGTGTATTTTCCGAATAGGAAGTCATTGTTATTTTGTCTAGGGTGTACTCTTTTCTTATCTGTTCTTATTACATTGCCATCCTTATCATATCCTAGCTCTGTGTTCTGAAAAAATATTTCAAATGCTTCATTGACTTCCTCAGAGAAAGCCTTCCACCCATACCTCTCAACGAACTCGTAATCTTCGTCGTTACTACTCATCTTCTTCCTCTTCTTCTTCGTCGTCTAGTTCTTCGTATCTCCATCGTTCTCCTCTTTTAATTCTAAGGTCACGTACAAGTTCAAACTCGTACTCAAATTTTAGATCATCGTAAATATCTATGTCTTCGTCCATTTTATTTATTGGTTATTGTTCTGTAGTTATTAATTAGAATTGTAAACAAAATACTCCAATGTAATTTATCTCCTTTTGAGCAGTTATCTTTTTCCCATAAAGGCTGGAGGTTTTGCCAATTAAAACAAATCTTTTGATGACTTGGTTTGGTCAGATCAAAGGATGCACACGGAATGATGTGATCGATATGCCAACCTCCTCTACCCATGTTATTCCATGTCATACCATCTTGAAACTTAGATTCTAAATGTTTTTTTAAGTTATCTATGTTACAACCTAATAGTTTACTTGTACTTGTTTCTTTTCTTATTTGACCTTGAACTAAAGCCATCCTAACTCGTCCTGACAGATTCTTTCTTAATTTGAATGAAATGTTTTGTTCATATCTCTTTATTCTTTTTTTACGGAGTTCTATAGCTTTATCTGTTTTGATATAAGACTGCATGTAAATTCTATTTTTTGCGTTCTTAATTAATTTGTTTTTGCGACTCCATTCTTTTCTTTTCTCATCACATCTCTCCTTGTTTTTAACCTTATATTCTCTCTGTTGTTTAAGAATACGCTCTTTATTTTTCTC